TGTCGGACGAATCCACATATCTACTGTAAAGTCGCCAGAACTTAGGTCAATGTTGTCGTCAGAAGTTACAAAATCATCTGTGCCATCAAGCAGGAGTGACGCTGAACCAAACTTGGCTTGGGCCGTTGAAAGCTGCGCGCTTCCATCTGCTGTAAACGCAGAGCCGCCAGTTGGTGTTGTGGCTTCAGCAGATACACCCGTCACCGCAGCGGTGGACCCCGCATCGACCAACACGGAGCCTACAGCACCAACCAATCCAGTTTCTTCGCTAACCGCAGCGGTTGCGCCCGCATCTACAACAACGCCATTGCTAGACGCCGTACCTTCAACAGACCCTAGAAGCAGCCCAATCTGGTCGCCCGTAACCGATACGTTGCCAACAGCGGTAACGCCCTCAACCCCCGTAGGGATAAACAACTGCTCACCACTACCTAAATCGGCAAAAGCTGCGGCTGAATATGGGGCGAAACCTAGCATTCTACGCTGCCGCCTCGATTCGAGGTGGTGGCGTAAGGCCTAAACCGTCCCTGTTTAACCTATAGCTTTCTGCGCCGAAGTACACACTATAAGCAATGCTCTGAGAAGGCTTACCTTTAGTGTACAAATCATTGAAGAACGGAATACTCATAGCCTCTTCCATAGCTAACCTTCCACGCTCAGTTGCAAAATCCCAGAACTCGTTATTCCACCTACTACCCGCAGCATAGTGCATCATGATAAAGTATTCTACTTCTTGGAAGAGAAGCTTAAGTACTGGGTTATAGAACTCCTGTAACGGATTACCATTAACACAGTTTAGAACTCTATCTACACAATCAAGTGTTGTTGCTTCCATAGGCTCCAAGAAGAAACCAGAGTTACCTGCGTAAACAGCACGTCCATCAACCAGTTTCTTCCTAACGTAGTTGTTAAAGTGGAAGCTGTTTGTGGTCTCCGTAGGGGTTACGCAAAGCTCGTCAAACACGTTTTCAACATCAGCTTTTACTTGGTCTAGTGTTGTGATCTCATGGTTATATAGGTAGCCCACACTACACCGTGTAAGCAAAGGAATAACAAAGACCCAACCCCACGGACGTGCAATTGTTTTAGTGTACAAACCTTTAGGACCATTAGGCCAAGCACACTGCGTGACGTGTACGGCATTAACGGGGATGTACTTTGGAATATCGTATTCCTCAAAGCTCTTTGGAGCACCTGTGCAGTCAATGATTACATCACTATCAATATCATCGTGGGATACCTTAGCGTCTATCAGCGACACTTCTGACTCTCGGGTGCAGTTTTCAAAAACGTACTCCTGAAACTTTGAAGCGTTAAAGTGGATGCCGTGATACCCCATGCCGAAAGGGTGAACGAAGTTTGATTTACCCCAGTTCTCGTACTCAATACCAATCTTAGGTCTGGCATCTAGCTTATACATGTCGGTACCCATAGACAGGCCATCAACACTGATAAGAGACTTAGGGAAGGTGGGTGTTGTCCCTTCTCCTACAGCCATAGCTTTAGTATTGGAGTCGTAGTACCAGTCTATCTGGAAGTTCTCTTGAAGAGCAGAACGGAGCTTTAGCATCTTAAGATAAGCTAAAGCTCCAGCTGTCCCACGACCTAGTATGGATATTTTGTTCATGAGGATTAAGGCTGAGTCCCTGTGTCAGATGGCTTTGTAGGCCATACAATATCGTCATACCTTCCTTCTGTGAAGGCTGCTTGTAAAGTTATATCCCTTAGAGCCTGCCGGTAATCCCGCTGCTCTTGAGTCATAGTACGATCACTCATAGCCATCCAGTCTGAAATTTCTAGAGCACGCTTTCGTACACTTAAAACAGAACCTCTCGTTACCTCTTCAGGAAAAGGGAACTCTTGAAAATCAGGCCAGTCCTCAAGACGGGCATCGTCCTCAAAGACACAAGGGTTTCCTGTTACACGGTGGAAAAAAGTTTTAGTCATTTCATATTACCTTTAGCTTATGTACCAGATTCTAACGCCCCCGGCAGCACCACTGCCGGCATTATTCGCGGTGGACCTAGCGCCCCCGCCCCCTCCCGGAGCAGTTCCATTGTTCCAGTAAGTACCTCCGGCACCAGCAAATGTGGAAGTACCTGCAGTTCCTCCCCCTTGCGTTGCGGCTTGAAAAAGTAAACCTGCGCCCGCTCCACCCCCAAATGTTGAGTTTTGGACGCCAAAGTTTGATCCGTTTTTTACAGTAGTTCCTCCTGCAGTACCGCCGCTATCATAGCTGTAAGGACTGGTACCATTGTTTACCATAAGATATTGTCCAGAGGGTTGCGGGTCATTCGTAGCAGCATTAGAATTAGAACTATTAGAATCCGCTGACAAACCACCTATGGCTGTAAAAGTACGACCACTTATTGTGGCGGTAGTATCTCCTCCCGGGTTTCCACCATCGCCATTAATACCAGCGCCACCTGCTCCTACGGTAAAGCTAATGCTAGAGGGAAGGGTGCTGGCTATAGCACCAATTACCGTAGCATTGCCGCCATTACCGCCGGATGCCCAAGAGTCGCCAGTGCCTCCAGCACCAGCACCTATCATGTGGATTACGACCCAAGTACCAGATGAAAGAGACGGTTTAGTCCAAGTCCCCGATGAGGTAAGAGAGAAGTTTGGTGTAGCTGTAGGGTCAAAAGTAGGGACATTAGCACCTACCGAAATATCCCCACTACCTAAGAGGTTTGTACCACCTACCGTCTTTAAGCCGCCTACGTTTGATAGGTTCCTGCTGTCATCAATAACGGTTGTACCGTTTACCTTAATCGCCATCCTCGTGTCCTTCCACTATTAGCCGTTAAGTTTTGCCGTCAGCGCGTCGATCTGCGCCTGCTGTTCCTTTATGGCCTCGATCAAGAGGCCCACCATGTTGCCGTACTGCACGGTCAAGTGACCCTCGCCACCCTCCTGCACAAGCTCTGGCAGCACCGCCTGCACTTCCTGTGCTATCACACCTGACGACTTTTCTCCGCTGTCTTTGAACGTGAAGCTGTAGCCGCCTAATTGCTGCACCTTGCTCACCGCACCCGAGATCGGCGTGATGTCCGTCTTGGTGTTGCGGTCAGATGTGGTGTTGAAATTGGCCGCGGTCACTGTGCTAAATGTTACGCTGCTGCTGGTGTCCAGAGACTGGTTTGCCGTGAACGTCGTGTAACCAGACCCGTTAGTGAGCTGATTGTTATTCGTAATATAGTTGGCGTTTGTCGCGCCAGTGTAACCCAAATCTGCCAAAGTCAGGGTGATGTTGGCAGAGCCGTTAAACGATACGCCGTTGATTGTCCGTGCGGTTTGCAGGGTTGTGGCCGTTGAGGCGTTACCTGTAAGAGCCGCTGTGATCGTACCTGCGGAGAAGTTACCAGAACCATCTCGCGCTACAACCTTGGATGCTGTGTTAGCCGTGGTAGCGCGTACACCGAGAGTTAGTGCAGTGCCTTCCGAAGCTCCACCACCGCCTGTAAGATACGAGCCGTTAGCAACAGAGGCGACGTAGTTACCAGTCGTGTCTGTACCTAAAGCAACAGAGTTTGCTTGTATCGTAGCAGTGCCCGTGACGTTGCCAGAACCGTCAAACGCGGCTGAAGTCCAAACCACAGCACCCGTCATACCGATTGTGCGGCCTGTTGCTAAAGTAGTGGCTGTAGAAGCGTTTCCGCTCAACGCACCCGTAATTGTCCCCGCGGTGAAGTTACCTGAGCCGTCCCTAGCAACGATAGTCGATGCCGTATTTGCCGAGGTCGCGTTTGAAGTGACGGTAAAGGTGCCGCCTTCGCTGGACACCGAACCAGAGATACCCGTGCCGGATGTAGCACCTGCGGCTACGTAGTTGCCTGTTGTGTCCGTGCCCAAAGCTACAGAGTTTGCTTGGATTGTAGCAGTGCCTGTGACGTTGCCCGTGCCATCGAACGCAGCTGAAGTCCAAACAACATCGCCTGTCATACCAATTGTGCGACCTGTTGCCAGTGCAGTGGCTGAAGAAGCGTTGCCCGTAACACTGTTGAAGGTAACGTCATCACCCGTACCGACAGACTGCCCGATGGAAATATCAGTACCAGTAATCGTAACGCCTGTGCCGCCAACGTAGACCTGTGCTGAAGAAACCTGTGCAAACGTAATGTCCGTTGTACCGAAGGTAATGGTGCCCTCAGTGTTCATAACGTAAGTTTCACCAGCGCCTAAAGCACCT